CCATCCTGCAACCAGTCCTAAATCAACGTCTGTAGGAACTCCTTCGTATTCATAAGAATAATCATCTAATCCATAATGAAAAGGCATTACATTTAGCCATCCGTGAATCCAATATTTATCACTATAGTAATAATAAGCTGTTCCAATAACCACAGAAAGCTCTGTAACGCTTCCTAATGAGTTTAATTGCTCTCGGTTATACTGAGCTATAGCAGAGCCAAAATAGTGTTTAAAAAACTCATCATTTGAAGTTGCTATTAATTCTCCATCATTAAACCAATGATGACTACCCATTACAAATTGAGTTGAATAGCCAAAATCTTCTGCTAATTCTTGAAAAGCACTCTCTCCACTTACCCAAAAATCCTCAATAGGAGTTATACCATAGACAGGATGATTTCTTGCAACAGCTCCAATAGTAAAATCAAAAGCTCCTTTATTCACTCTAAACCTTGTGTCAAAAGATACGTATTCTAAATCTCTACTCTCATCATTTTTTGCCTGTATTTTAGTAACACATTTATCACCTAAGTATCTGAGCCAAAAATCTCTATTAGTGTATGTTTCACTACGATTACGAATAAAAGAATAATTAAACAAATACTCCCAACCATTATTATTACCAATGGTAGTATTATCTCCAACGCTTTTTTCATTACCATAATACCAAGTTGTAAGTTTTTGCTCATAATTGAATCTTGCAATTTTCCTGATTCCGAGTGTAAAGTTGTAGTCATAAGGATTGATTTGAGTTGTTTCTTCATAACCTTTATTAACAGCTATGTAATCTTGATCCTCTACCATACTTGTATTAATACTTCCTGATGAATAAAAAGTAGCGTACTTAAAGAACTGAGCTTTACAAGTTCCTGCTCCTAGTATAAATACTATTAATAAAAAATATATATGTGTATGATTTATCTTCATTTTATAAAACTTTTGTATAAGCATAGGTTACATAAACTTCAGCACTCCAACCCCCATTAAAAGAAGTGTTACTCCACATAGAAAAAGCTGTATTAATTATACTTGACCCTTTTACTCCGTGTGTAGCTTGATTACCACCAAACATATAACAATTAGAAGAAGTTTGACTACCCATAAACCTACCTGCTGTGTCATAATATTGTGTAGTTTGAGATGGGTCATAGCCTAAAAGTAAATTAGCATTTGAGCTTTCTGTAGCAGAGGCATAGGTAGTTATTATAGTAACATTAAATACAGTTATCATATAACCACTTAAAGCTCCTACTAAAGTTTTAGGAGAACTATCTAAAGATTTAGCCTCTACATTACTAACAGAAATTTTATCTGTTTGGATTACATATTTAAAATCTGTTTTTTTACTTGTTCCTGCACTACTACCTGTAGTATCAGAAACATCTACAACCATTAATAAGTCGCCACTACCTGCCTGTTCTGTCAGGGCTGTTTTGTCTGTCAGTCTTTGATTCGCCATAACTATCTAAATATTTTTTTAGTTTTTGTTCGTTATTTTTCCTTTGTTTTTTCTTTTGTTTTGTTTGCATAATTTAGCAACATATTGTTATATCTGCTCCTTGTAAAAAGGATTTTGTTTTATTACTCATTGGAGCAACATCTAAATTCAGTCCTGCATAGTAATTTTGAGAAGTAGGATTAAGATCAGCTCCTGTGTTTGTTTGATACTCAGGTAAGCTACTTGTGTTGTTTCTTATGTAGTCTATTAAGCGTTCTCTGTAGAACTCAGCTTGGTCTATACTTGCATTAATTAAAGGCTTTAAATCGCTGTGAGAAACGCTACTACCTTGTTCACTTGACATAGTTACAATGGAATTATTTACCATACGAAGTCTAAGGAATGGTAATACAGTAGCAAAAGCAAACTGTACTAAAGCAGGCTGTATATATGTTTGTAAAAGCGTAAGATATGCTCCTGATAAACTACTACCTTGTATATCAGATATTAATTTATTATTTAAATCAGTTCCAAGCACAGGTAATATGTACCTATCCTGAGCCATTAGTATATATGGGAGTAGTAAATTGTCATCAACGCTACCACCTAACGCTGAATCTTTTTTTAGTCTATCTGTACTTATAAATAATGTATGTTGTATTGCCATATTTTAATTTATTTTACTCCTGGATAATGTCCTTGATTCGGCATATTTACAGGAGCTATTTTACTATCTTCTATTCCTTTAGGTTTTCTAACATAGCTTTTAGGTATGCTACTTACTTTTGTGTAATCATCATCTAAACTTTGCCCATCTTTTAACTCAGTTCCTTTTTTAAGCCTATATAATACTTCATTCCATTTATGTCTGCAATAAACACCACCTTTAAACTTAAATAAATCATAAGGTCTACCCTTGTGTCCTAATTGTCTATTTACACCATCTCTACTTGCTATATCTATATCCTCTATTCTATAAACAAACCCTCCTCTGCTTAATCTCATCATATTTTCACAAAATGGTCTAGATTTATTACCTGTCTTTTTAGGCTTTCTTGATCCTACTGCATACTTAAATCGTACTCTATAATAAGACTTGTCTAAATAACTAAATTTATCTTCATTACTTTTAATTTCATTTACTGCAAAGTCCTCTCTTTTTTGTATCAACCTATCTGCCCATTCTTCATAGCTATCTCCCGTTCCCTGCTCTCTTTCATCTACCACCTCCCACTCATCTGTATTTATTTGCTCTCCCTCTAAGTTGTTTAATATAATATCAAATTGGTCATCAGATAATTCAGTAAATTCTTTCTTTATTTCATCTCCTGTATCTATTCCCTCTTTCTCTTGGTCATCTTCACTAACTTTAGCTACTGTTTCAATATCAATGAAATCAGCAGGTTTAAGCGATTTAAAGTATAAATCAAGGTTTATATCACAAATACTAAAAATAGCCTGTAATCCATCTAAAAGCGTGTTTTGGAAAGGTTTAATGACAGTATTGTTAAATAAGCTGTAAGAATCTCTAAGCTCATCAGCATTATTACCAAAACCACTACCATCTCCTTTTACTCCAAATAATAATGGGCTAGTAACTCTGTGTCCTGTTAAAACCTTTTGTGTAGTTTCTGTAGATAGGAATTGATAGCTATCAGAATTGTCATTAGCATTGATAGGAACTATCTCAGGAGCTGTGTCTTTACCATCATTAAAGGTAATAAGAATCTTTCCTGCATTTCCTGATCCTCCAAACTTAGAATTTATCTGCCTTTCTATAGTTCTTCTTTCCTCTCTTGTAGGCACTCCATTAGCAAAGTTTACAGCCATACTAGGAAACATACCTGATTTAATATTAGATAAGTGAAACTGAGCAATCTCCATATCTAACTGAATGTAAGAAGTAGAGCCTTGATAATCAGGTAGTGAATAATAATAGCTTCCTGGAGAATAATCTTTGATACATAATACTTGACTTGCACTTGTTCTGTCCTTTTCATCAAACGCTTTATATGTTCTTGGTTTGTGCTTTCTAGTATTTGTCCAATCTGCTGAATAATAATACTCATTTACATTACCATAACCATCAGTTTTTCCACTTCTTATATATTGTGCAGGTATATGATACATTTCTACTATCTTAGTTCTAGGCTTGTTCCATATCGTATTTACATAGCACATACCAAACAATTTTAGATCAAAAGCTAAACATTTTAATAAATCTTTTTGCGAATGTCCAAGTAAAGATGTAAGCCTTAGCCATTGTTCCTTATGTTCTTCACTATCTTGTTTATCAGTAGCATCTAACCCCTCTCCATAAATCATAGCTGAAACACCTTTAATAATAGCATTGTTAATACTACTACCATTGTATAATTCAAGTAGATATTGAGGGTACATATTATCTGTACCAAATTGAATCCAATCCTTATTTGCTGTTTCAGTAACAGCAGGTAGATTAAACTCTGCTAAATGTATTACTGATATTTCTGTATTTTTCTTTTTCATTAGTTGGTATAATTAGGAGTCCAAGTTTGTACGCCATATTGAGCATCTCTATTATCTACTGAAGCTGAAGCAGGTTTACCCAAAGTAGTCATTTCAACCTCAGTCAAATCATTTGTTGTATAAGGTTTATAAGAAACAAAAGCAGGATTTAAATAATTTGCCCAATTTGCAGCATTTGTGACTATATCTCTGTTTTCATCAGTAGAAAGTACAACAGGCTTTATTTCTGATATTAAAGTTACATCAGAATCATCAGTATCTATTTCAAGCGAAGTAGAGTAATAAACCTTAATGTCGTATATGTCTTTTGTAGGCAATACTACATTACCTGTGTATTTATTGCCTGATGTATCTACTGTTTGTGTTCCTGAATCCCATCTAGGCATCCAAGCTGTAAAACCAAACTTAACATATCTATCGTTACTTTCATACACAGGACTTGAAAAGTCTGCATTTGTTGGTCGTGCTATAATTGATCGTTGATAGTTATTATTTCTTCCTGTAAATTTTAACACAATCCAAAAAGTAGAAGATGGTAAATCTACATAAGCATTTAGGTTTTCGTAAAACCATAAATAGTTTTGTGTAAAAGGGAATAATACGAAATCTGCTTTATACATTATCTTTCCATAGTTTATCTTGATACTCTCTTATTACTTCTAATTTTTCTTCTTGTGTTGTAGCCTTATCAAACTTCTCATTGTACTCAGCAAACATTTCAAAATCAGGAACTTTAGTCTGTGTACTCATTATAAGAATCTGTTTCTATTTTAACTTCTTTTTTTTTCTTTTTTGGTTTAGGAGTATCTTGTTCAAAATACTTTTCTTTTACTTCATCACTTAAATTATCTATTTGATGAGGCTTTAATTGTCCATAAGCCAAGTTCATATTTAATGGTTTATAGTCTTTATATTGTTCTTTTACTTTCCAAGCCATAATATTTGTCTTTTAATAGTATATATAAATATAATTAATTCGTTTACAAATGTAAGTTTTGTAAAAAAAACTTTATACTATTTGGTTAATTATAAAATTTATTTAATAAAAAAGGGCTATCTAAGGATAGCCCTATTTTAATTGAGTAACGATTTATTAATACTATCCTG